TCAGAGGGGTACTGTTTCAGTCTGTACCGATTTTGTACCAACCAACTTGCTTTCAAGCTTCCCGAGCTCGCTCCAGTCGGTGCTGGAATTGAGCCACCGGGCGTACGTCGACAGTAGCATTTGCACGCTGTGACCCAGCTGATTGGCAATAAATGCGGGGTTCATGCCCGCCATGAGGCACATAGTAGCGTATGTGTGTCGGCAGTTGTATTGCCGGCGGGCGCGAATGTTCAGCTCAGCCAGCGCGGCCTGGAAGTGCTTATCGGTCACGCTGGCCTGCTGGATGAACTCGAAATTTTTGGTCGGAGGAAACACAAAGGCCGACTGAGGGTGCTTTCTGCGGCTCTGACGGTTACGTTGGCGAGCCACTTTCTCCGCTTCTTCAATAGCGTGCAAAGCCCGGCTGTTGAGCATCACTTGCCGGGCGCCCTTAGTCTTGGTGCGTTCTTCGATCTGATAATCCGCAACAATGCGGCAGACCTCGACCAAGCGTTTGTCCTGGTCAACTGCGTCCCAGCGTAGGGCAGCCATCTCGCTCGGACGCATACCGGTATAGAAGGCAAACTCAAAATAGGCAGCATAGATCCGCATTGAACTGGTGAGCGTTTTATACAGGTAGGCGATGACGGCATCAGCCTCTGCCACGGTGAACGGGTCAATAACCTTCTTCGCTCGGGGTGGCAGTTCGATGGCGTCCACTGGATTGCGGTTTATCAGTCCGTCCTTCACGGCAGTAGTGAACAGTGTCTTCAATCGTTGAATGGCTGAACGCTTCGCACCAGGTGACGTCCAGTCAGTAGTAGCTACAACTTTCCGCAGCATCATTGAGGTAATGCTGTCGATCGGCAGTGTGGCCAGCGTTGGCATCCAATACAGGTTCAGCGAGATGCGGTAGTTCTTCCGGGTGCCGGCCACCACTTCCCGGCTGTTGAGCCACTCCTGGGCATACTCCCCAAAGAGGGGAGTAGCCGAGTGAGTCGTATAGGACGAGTTCGGGAACAGCTCGGCATACCGTTGTTCGTCCAGTATGCCGTGTTTGATCTGGCTGGTTACGTTAGCGCGTAGATCGGCTGCCGCTTTAAGTCCCTTCGGCGTTTGGGGATAGGGGAGGGTTTCGCAACGGCGTTGCCCTTTCCAGGTGAAGCGAATGCGGATGGACTCGCCGACAAATTCAACTCCGGTGGGCAAACCCATAGGCTTTCGAGCCATGCCTCGTATCTCCTGATGCTGTAGTACACGCGGTTATCAATAATGTTCCAGACGCCTTTGGGGATAAGTCCCTTGGCCCTTTTGCCCTGCAGGGCGCGATTGGTCGTGCCCACCAGCTCGGCCATCTTTTTCTCAGGCACAAAGTCCGACTGGTAGGTATCGGCTGTAGGTTCTACCGTTGGGTCCATTTGGTGGTGGTTCATACAGACGGCCTCCTCGCTAACCAAGACTTCTGTAGTGCTTTCTTGGCCTCCACATTGGCCATGTAGGACTCCCATTCAGCACTCTTTCGCTGCTGACGAATCCGACTGCACTTGCTGTGGTTAAAGGCGGGTCGCGATCTCCCGCAGATGTCGCAGATGACATTCAGGTCGAGCGCATGTGTTGCCAGGCGTGGCCGGGTCGAAGGTAAATTGTTCAAGGGGTGATCCTCCGAAACTCCACGACCCATACCCATGGGTTGGCGCTCCACGAGTCCATGCCGTTGAGCTTGACCCAGAGCCCTCCGAACAGCTCAACGGGGGAGTAGTCGTTACCGTCCGGGTCGATATCGCGCTCGCAGCTCCTAACCCCTTCCGCAATCGCTTGCTCTTCACTGATGTCCTGCAGGCGTTCGATGCGTACGTCGGTGATTTCCAGCAGGATGCGACTGGCCCAGCGCGGCATATGGATGCTTGGCGTCCAGCCGGTGTAACCGCTCTCGGCCTCCCAGGTGCTGGCGTGTTCAGGGTCGGGCTGCAGGCAGCGGTAGGGATGTGCATGGCTGTGATAGACGCACGGGTAAGGCCCGTCAGCTCGATAGATGGTTCGGTAGGTGACACCGGGTGGGCCAGGAATGCCAGCCTGTCCAGCTTGGGAGTAGCGGCCGTCCGCCACTTGCACGGGGTGAACGTCTTGCCAGCTTTCTCGAACCCACAAATGATTGCCGACGTTACCGTATGGGCAAGTGATGGGGTGCTCGGTGCCCCTGGCATCCATGGGGCTCTCGTCGAAGGTGTGGATCGGGCTCCAGGACCCGTCTTGCCGTTGGACGAGTACGAACTGGCTGTCGGCGCTGCGCATGCGTGGCTTGATCACGCGACGGGTGACCGTCTTTCGGCCTTCCAGAATGGCACGCACCATGGGGCCGCTGAACAGGATCGGTCGCTCAGTTCTCACGGTGCACCTCCGTGGCAGACAGTCGATCGAGGCGCTCTAGCTCGGCCAGGATCAACGCTCCGGCTTTGACGAGCATGGCGCGTGGTGTTCCTGGCTTGAGCCAGTCACGCGTCCATGGCCACAGTTCTTCTTCGAAAGCCGTGAAGCCGATCGCTTTGAGTGCATAAGTTGCAGCGGCGGAGGCGAGTTCGCCCCTCCGCTCTGTGTCATCGTGTTCTTTTGACCAGCCTTCGACATGTATCTGCCGACGCCGCTCTGCAAGGAGGTCCCGTATCGCAGTGCTCCACGTTGGGCTTTGCGACTCGAGCAACGCTCTCGTTTCCCTGACTTGGTTGGTTAGGGGGGCATCCTTGGAGTTGCTGAGTTGAATCCAGTCCTCCAGCAGCGAGCAGGATCGTTCGGCCAGGGCAAGAAGATGGAAGTTGAGGTCGGGCTGCTCGCCCTCCGCTTTGTCGAGGTCGCGTATGGCGGTTGCTGCGGTGGTGGGGGTCAAAAGGCGATCCAGTTCATCCGCCACGTCTTGCATGCCAACTGCTGCTGCTGCATCAAGCGCTTGCTCCAGAAGCTCGCGCGGCACGTTGACCATTTGATTGGTGTTAGTCATGGGCGCACCTCGTTGTAGTCCACCGCCTCGCTACCATTGTCCAGCGCGGCCAGGGCGGCTTCGTCGAACAAGTGGTGCATCGGGTTTGCGCCCAGCTCGTCGCCGCGCTGCAATTCGTGGATTATTTCTTGTACCAACAGCGGCCCATTGTTGATGCTGATCGGAGAGCCGGCTTCGTCAACCGGCCACTGCGAGGAGCATGTCACTGCGTGCAGCAGGCATTCAGTGGTGATGCGGATCACCAGTTGATCGCCTTCGATAGCCACTGTTGGCAGCACTTCGGCCAGTCCAGTTTGTAATGCCCCCTGGGCGTGTTCGGCTCTTCCTCTGCTAAAGCCCAACGCGTATGTCTGGTCTTGTAGTAAGGCCATCGCATCTAGTAGGTCGGCATTGGTTGACCTTATGACGTCTCGACGCTGCCTGATGATGGCTAGCATGTCGTCTGGGTGGGGGCGGATATTGCTGTCGGGCGTACCGCCCTCCGCGTTGTCGAGGTTGCGGCTAGTCGCGGACCCTGTGTGGGGCTTGTAAGGGAGTGGGGGGCTGCTTTCGGGCTTGCAGCCCTCGGTGTTTGTCAGGCGGTGGCGCTCAATTTCGGTGATCAGTTCCAGCGTCACCTCTGGAGTCATTGTCATGCGGAGTTCAGCACGCGCGACAGGGTTGAGGTAATGGCTGAACATGGCGGCTTCGGCGAGAGCTTTAATCTCGTAGAGGTCGATTGTCATACCGTAGTCCTCTGGCTGTTCTTGATTGCCCATGACGCGTGCTGGCCGGCCGAGCCCGGTGCGATGGCGGCCTTGACGACTACGCAGGGCGCTGAAACGAAAAGGACGCCGGATGGTGGGTGGGCCTGGTTCATACGATTCCTCCCACCTGCAGGGTTTGGTGAAAATTCATCGCCATAACCAGTTGCTTGGCCTCATGGAGGGCGTCGTCAAGGGCGTGGTGCTTGGTGCCCTCGAACGGAAGCGTCTTGGCTTCGGGGTAGAGAGCCAGCAAGGTGCGGAGGTCGCGGTCGTTCCAGAAGTGCCAAAGATTGCCCATGCCGCAAGCTTCAAGGGCGCTGCGCACGATGACGTTGTCAAAGCTGCTGCCGTTGCCCCACACCAGAGCTTTGTCTTCTGTAATGAAGCTCTCCAGTGCAGTCATGCCCACTGCGAGCAGCACTGAACTCTGGCTGCCGTCCACCTCTGCGCGGGCGGCGGCATCCTGTTTCAGCCACCAATTCACTGTGCTGGCGTCCATAGCCAGGCCGGCCTGCAGCGAAGACTCCAGGCATACACGCTTATAGAGGCTGTCGGTGATGGTGCCTTGCTGGATGCGTACACACGCAATTGCCACGATAGCGGCGCGCGGACCTTTGCCCATTGTCTCTAGGTCAAGTACGTAGTGGGTTGCGTTGATCATGCTGCAACCTCCGGCTGAGCGCTGCTGGCTGGAGTCTGCTGACGGATCTCTGCGTGAACCAGCTCAGCGAGCTTTCGCAAGCCCTGGGCCTCGTTCAGGGTTCGCTCCTGCCACACCTCCGTGCCCTTGATGGCCTTGAACGTCCGGTGTGCGAGGTCGAGCGTCGCGGCGGTCTCCGTCAGTAGCTGGTGGTCCTGAGGTGTCACGGCCAGTCCTGTGTAGGCCATCACTCGGGCCGACAGCTCGTCGATCGTCCCTTGCATTGCCGCCTTCGCCTGCAGGAACTGGCGTTGCTCCTTTTCCCGGTCGATAGCGCGTTGTTCCAGCGCCCGATCCTGATCCTGCAGGCGCTTCCATGCCATCGCGTCTCGCTGTCCCAGGCCTTCCGCAACGCCGTCGGCCCGGCCATGCTCATAGGCTCGCGCGCGAGTTCGGGCGAACAGGTAGTTTGCGACCACCAAGGTCAAGATCAGCGCGATCCCGGCCGCGAGCGTGTAGTGCTGTGCTTGCATGTGCTGTGCTCCAAATGGAATGCCGCTACCGGGGTTGGGTGAGAGCCGGTAGCGACGGGGTGCCCCTGGTGGCCGGGGTCGCCTTATTGCTATGCCGTTTGTGCTGCCTGCGCGTCCAGGTAGGCAGCGAGATCGTTGAGATGCACGACGTGCTGCGCTCTCGCCGAGTTGTGCAACTTGGTCAGCTTGAGCTTGATGTCGCCGTCACGAACCAGTTCCCGAAAGCGGCGGTCCGTGCGGATGTGCGGGAAGTAATGCTCCCGGATCGCCGACATCGTCGGGCAGGGCGTGGGCCACTGATGGCGGAGTTGGTCGAGCGTGCTGGTCATGCCGTCTCCCCGTGCCCCTGGATGGCTAGGCCGAGCTTGGTGCGGACCTTGGCGACGAGATCGTCCTTGTTCGCCCCGCTGGCGACGGCGCACATCTCTCCGATGTTGTTAGTGACGACCGCTGCGAAAGGTGTGGTTGGCCAGGGGGTTGGGGTGAGGTAAGCGATGTGCCCGTCGGGCAGCGCTGCGCTGAGTTGCGCATGTGCCTCCATCAACGCCAGGGCCTTGGTCGTGGCTTCCGCCTGGGCGTCGGCAAGATCCTGGATGAAGTCCCGGACGTGCAGGCAATTGGCCGAGTCCCCTCGTTGCAGCTTCAGGGTGCGGGTCAGTGCCTTGAATTCGACCTGCAGGTTGGCGGTGTCCTGGTCGATCACGGCGGTGACGGTGACATTGTCCCAGTCCTCAGCACGATGAACCGAGCAGGTTGCGGTGCCGCCTTTTTCAAGAACCCGCTGGAGCCGCATCACGTTGGCCAGCGGTACCTGGTACGCGCTCATGCTGCCCCCTTGGTCGCAGGGACAGCATGTGCGTAGCCGCGGGTGTTGATGACAACCAGCATGCCGGTGCGGCGCTGGAGTGCGTTGACGACCGTCCGGTTGCAAGCCGTGGGGTGCAAGAGGATCTTGCAGGTGTGCGTGCGCGATGTGTTTTCCATTCATTCGTACTCGGTGAGAGGAGGTACGAATAAAATTTAGCAACGGCTAAAATATTTAGCAATAGCGTTTGCTTTGGTTTTTCCATAGCCACAAAAAAAACCGCCTCTCTGGCGGTTTCTTTTCTGGCTTGGTCGGCTAGGACCTGATTTGACTAGGTGGAACGATCCCGCCGATGTAATGAATTTTGTCGATCTCACAGCGTTGAAGTGTCATTCGGCTGTAGGTCCCGTTGACCGACATGAGGCTGACTTCTTCGGTATTCATATAGAGCAGTTCTTTGATCAGGCTTTCACCAGTTGTGAGTGTCACTACTACATACTCACCAGGCACCAGTTCATGCCGAGGTTCGCACCAGACCACCCAGCCGTTGCGGATCGCCGGAGCTAGGGCGTCACCCTTGATTCGAAGCGAATAGACGCTAGGGTCCTTTGAGGTTGTTTCTACCCATCCGGACATTGGGGCGAGATCGGTCCAGCTGCCATCCTGTTTCAATTGGGCAATTCCTTGGATATGCGCCCACCGGAACGAAATGGTAACGCTTCCTACCGGCTTGATTTCCAGCGATGAGCCTTCCTGGGCTGCATGCGCGGGCATCAGTAAGGTTCCGCCAGGCAGGCCGATCTTATCTTCAAGATTCTTCGCCGCTTTGTCGCCCAGCGAACGGTGCCCGTTCAGCAGCTGAGACAGGTAAGAGGCATCTAGGTTGTAGCGATCGGCGAACTCTTTGGTTTTGAGGTCGCCGATCAGCGCCCGTAGGGCGTCGACGCGAAGCTGACTGATATCCATCTCAGTATCTTATGGGCAATTAGCGTTTTGTAAATTACGGTCAGCTATTGTCTGTATCTTTAGCAGCTGCTAGTCTTTTGGTGGACCCGGAGGCACTTATGAGCTTGCACGCGTACATCAAACAGTTAGACAAGGCGTCATTGGATGGCTTAGCCCAGCGGTGTCAAACGACCGTAGGCCAGCTTCGACAGGTGGCATACGGTAATCGCCGAGCCAATGCAGGATTGGCCATCAATCTCGATCGCGAAACGGCGGGTGCCGTAACCTGCGAGGAGCTGAGGCCGGACATAGATTGGGGATACTTGCGAAACGCGAATAAATAGGTGCCTGCCTGAGGACTCTCACCTCCCCAGGCAGGCTACGACAGAGCACACGCACATGTACAACGGTCGTAGTCGTAGGATAGGGCGTGCCCGCTCCTCTGGCTACACCGTAAAAGGAGTTTTTACGGTTATGAGCAGGACAGACCTCTTGCCGGGCGCTGGCCCGGTGCTGACCTTGCGCCAGGCGCTCTATCGCGCTGGACGTGATTACCAAGGCGGCTTTACCCGCCTGGCCTTCGAAATGGTCCTTGAGCAGGACACTCTCCAGAAGAAACTGAACCTCGACGAGGAACGCCGCTGGCTGAACCCCGACGAACTCGAGGAGGTGATCCGGCTGACCGCCGATCCTCGCCTGCTCGACGCGCTGGTCCGGCCTGCAGGTGCCGTGTGGTACCGCCCCGAGCCAGTTCCCGCAACGAACGAGGCCCTGAAGGCTGTCGGCAAGCTGCTGGACGAAGCCGGTGAGTTCGTCAGCACGATGCATGACGGGGCGGCGGACAACCTGTGGGAGCTGCATGAGGTCCAGCTGCTGGAGCAGCGGGGCATGGACGTGATCCGGCAAGTGCTGGCGATCATGGCCGGCGCGCGCAAGGCGATGGAGGACAGTGCTCATGGCTGACTGGGCTGACATCGCCAGCGACCGCACCGAGTTTCATCTCGGCCTGACCCTCCAGCAGCGGGCGCTGCGGCCTGTCAGGCCGAGTGCGCAGTTCTGCGACGACTGTGGGGATCCCATTCCTCTTGATCGGCAAGTCGCGGCGCCGGGGTGTGACGCCTGTATCGACTGCCAGCAGTTGCGGGAGCGGCGTCGATGAGCGAGCGTCCAACTCCGACAACGGCTGATTGGGCGCGGCGCTACATCGAGACCTTCAACCTTGCCCTGGTGCCGATCGCACCAGGCGACAAGGCGCCGAAGGGGGACGCCTGGAACAAGCCTGGTGGTTACTTCACCGATGCTGACAAAGCCGAAACATTCTGGCGAGAGCACCCGGCACACAATCTTGGGGTGGTGCTGGGGCCTGCGCGTGTCTGCTCGCTTGACGTCGATGATGTCGAGATGTCGAGGATCGCCCTACGGGAGGCTCTCGGCCTGGACCTCGACCAGCTTGCGGCAGACTACCCGACCGTCGTAGGTAATCCTGCGCGGTTCCGCTTGTTGTTCCGGGTTCCCGATGGGGTCGAGCTGACCAGGCACGCGTTGGTGTGGCCGAGCAAGGTCGACCCTGATGGGTCGATCTTCAAGGGGATCATGGCGCAGGTTAAGGCCGCACGTGACGCCGGCGACAGGGTTGCCGAACACGCCCTGATGCAGGCTGCTGCACCCTTCAAGAAAGTGACCGTGTTCGAGTTGCGCGGCGGCCTGGTCCAAGACGTGCTACCTCCCTCGATCCACCCTCAGACCGGGAAGCCGTACTTCTGGCGACGGCCGCCAGATGCCACGGGTTTTGTGGAGTTGCCCCCTGAGCTGTTGGGCATCTGGCAAGGCTGGGATGAGTTCAAGGTCCGGGCTGAGGCTGCCTGCCCTTGGCGGCCGGCGCCCGTTTCGCCTACACCTCGTCCACCCTCCAAGCCGCGGCTTGCCGCGCAACCTGGCGGGCGTGATCTCCCGGAGGTGATCCCGGAGTTCAACCGTGCCCATGACATCGCAACAATGATCGAAGGGCACGGCTACAAACGAATGGGGGACAAGTGGCTGTGCCCCCAGAGCAGTAGCGGCGACCCCGGCGTCACAATCACCGAGGGCAAGCTGTATTCGCACCACGGTTCGGACCCCTTGGCCAACGGACACAAGAATGACGCCTTCGATGTGTTCTGCATCCTTGAGCACAACGGGGACCATTCCGCGGCGATCAAGGCAGCTGCTCGTCTGCTGGGTATCGAGCACAAGCGCTCCGCGCCTAGGCCGCCTGAACCACCACCTCTCGGCGAACTTCCTCCATCACCTCCTGAAGAGGCACAGGCTGCTGCTGCGTCGCCCCCGAGCCCGGCCGAGGATGAGATTGACACCGATGCCGGCTCCTCCGAAGACAGGGGGGGCGGGGGCGGTTTCAACCTGAATGCCTTGCTCCGGCGCTATGCCCTGATCGAAGGCACCACCCAGGTCTGGGACATCGACTCTGCCAAGAAAGTCAAGAAGGCTGGCTTCGTTGCCCATATCGGCAAGGACGCGTTCAAGGAGTGGGAGGCGGTCACGGACCCTTCGCGCAAGAAGCGGGTCAGCGAGGAGTGGGTGAAGGACAACGAGCGTACCCAGGCCTTGGCTGGCAAGGCGCTGGGCGACTTCTCCATGCCGATGATGACCCGGTACGTGTACATCGATGGGACGAAGGACGTGTGGGACTACGCAAAGAAGCGGCGTGTTGCCGAAGGCGCCGTCAAGATGGCGCTCGGCGATGCCTACAGCCTCTGGCTGAACAACCCGGATCGCCGTGTCGTGGACATGAATCACATCGTCTTCGACCCCTGCATGAAGCATGACCCACAGGTGTACATCAACACCTTCGAGGGTCTGCCCCTCGAGCCGAAGCGGGATGATGCGGCCTGCGAGAACTTGCGATGGCTGATCAACTTCTTGTGCAACGAGGACCAGGACTCTGCGCACTGGCTGACCTGCTGGCTTGCGTATCCGCTGCAGCATTCCGGGGCCAAGATGGACACCGCAGTCCTGATGCATTCGACAATGGAGGGATCAGGCAAGAGCCTGCTGTTCTCGGTGGTGATGGGGACGCTGTATGGCATCTACTCCGCCACGGTTGGCCAGACTCAGTTGGAGGGTAACTTCAACGCCTGGCAGAGCGGCAAGCTCTGGGCAGTGTTCGAAGAAGTCGTGAGCCGAGACCAGCGGTACAACCAAGTCGGCAAGATCAAGCAGTTGATCACTGGGCAGACGGTTCGGATCGAGAGCAAGTTCGTGAACGGTTGGGAGGAGTCCAGCCACATGAATGCGGTGTTCCTTTCGAACGAGATCATGCCCTGGCCAATCGGTGAGGCGGATCGGCGCTTCCTGGTGATGTGGCCTGAGCACAAGCTCCCGCCAGACCGGCAGGTCGCGATCAAGGGGGAGTTGCTCAATGGTGGAGTCGAGGCCTTGTATGGGTGGCTGCTGGCTCAGGACCTTGGTGACTTCGACATGCAGACCAAGCCGCCGAGCACGCCGGCACGCGAGCGCCTGGTCGCGTTGAGCAGGGCCAGCTGGCAGACCTTCGTGCATCTATGGCGGACAGCCCAGCTCGGCGACGGGCTGTGGGGTGCCTGCATTTCATCGGACCTCTATTCGCTGTTCCTGGAGTGGTGCCACCGATTCAAGGAGCACTCCATGAGCCAGACGAAGTTCAGCCTGTTCATCGAGACGGTGGGTGTCGAGAAGACGCGAGCGATCCCCTGGACGGAGGGTAACAACAGGCGGTTCAGTGCCTGGTTCTTTCCGAACGATGAGCAGTCCTTCCTGCCACCTTCCTGTAAGAGTGCCGAGCTGGGGAAGCACGTCGAGGCCTGGCGGGCCAAGGCAAGGCTCGCTGGCTGGAACGTCGACGGTTGGGACCACGTCAAGGGGGCTGCTGCATGACTACGCCAGCAAGTGTGTTGGGTGTGTTGGCTGTGTGTTGGGTTCAATCGCCAACCTTACACAGCTGCAAGCCCCGTATTCATTGGGTCGGGGGGAGTCTGTGTAAGGTGTGTAAGGTTTACGCGCACGCACGCGCGCATACGAAAATGTTTCACGTCACCCAGTGCGGGGCGCCTTCTTTTTTTTCTTACGCGAGGACTCAAAAACCTTACCAACCTTACACACCTTACACAGATGTCTTGGAGGCTTTGATTTTGCTGGGTTTTACCTGTGTAGGGTTTGTGTCGGGTTGGCTGAATGTGTGTAGGGTTATGGATTGCAGGGGGCTGAGATGAGCAATGATCAGGAAATGCAGCTCCTCCTCTCGATGAGGCTGGCCTCTCATCGCATCGAAATGGCTGATCTGCTGGATCAGGGCGAACGCCTTCGCCTGGTTGCCGACCTGCTGCAGCATTGGGGGGACCAGCGCGCACGGCTTGGATTGGACTCCTGCCTCGGCAGTCAGATGGGCACGATCATGGAATGGAAAGGTGCTGCCCCGCGTGGTGGATCCTCTGGATCCCGAATCCTGCTCGCCGGTGCCGGGCTTGACCACTCGGCGGCAGAGGTTGATGCGGCCTTGGCCGAACTGGAGCGGCGCGATGCTCGGGGGGCGGTGCTCGCCAAGCTGGCCCGATTCCGGTACCTGCACGGGGCGACTGTTCGTGAGCAGATGCACCAGGTGGGGTTGGCGGAAGGCGCCGACCGGACCTACCGGAACTGGGTGAAAGCCATGCACCTGCAGGTGCTGGCCATCCTCTCGGCCCGTTGCGGGCGCGTTCGCATGACTACCGTTCGTCGGGTTGGAATGCGCCGAGCGTGCGCCGAGGATGCGTCGAAGTAGCGTCGAAACGACGAACCGAAAATTACCCCTTTTCGGTTTTTCCGGTCGGGGGTAAAAAGTCCCCACGATATGACACCTGCGCATTACGCGCTCATCCAAGCACCGAACCTCAACCACCGAGAACCCTGCCAGCTGGCGGGGTTTTCTGTTTCTGGCGCCGTGCTTCTGACCTGCGAGGACCGTATGACCAACGAACAACAAGCGCTAATCGAAATGCCCCTGTGGATGGTGATCGTGCTGTCCCTGGTGGGCGGGGTGTCGGGTGAGACCTGGCGGGCAGATAAGGCCGGCGTCCACGGTTGGGCGCTGGTTCGCCGGGTCGCACTTCGCTCCGGTGCTTGCATCGTCTGCGGGATGGCCACCCTCATGCTGTTGCACTCGGCAGGGTTGTCGATCTGGGCGGCGGGTGCATTCGGCTGCCTGACTGCGGTGGCCGGCGCAGACGTTGCCATCGCGCTGTACGAGCGCTGGGCCGCGAAACGGATCGGCATCTGCGAGGTGCCCCCCCGCAATGGCGAGGCCGGGCAGTGACCGACGAAAAGGCGGGGTGGGGGCGGGGCCCCACCTTTTTTGGGTCCTCCCCCCGTCCCGCCCCCTACACGGGTGCGCAGACTCGCGGGATCTCTGCAGCTGAGAAGGTGGCAGGGATGTCCGTCTTTCCAAGGACTTAGTAATGGGCAAGACCGTCAGCAAGCTGGAGCTGTCCGAAATCGTTGGCCGTGATGAGCGCACGTTGAGCCGCTGGCAGAACGACGGCATGCCGGTGATCGAGTTCGGCGTGGGGCGCGGCAACGAAAACCAGTACGACACCCAGGCGGTGATCGAGTGGCTGATGCGCCAGGCCGCGCTGAACGGCAGGAAGGAAACCTCGCGGGATCGGCTGGACCGCCTGCGGGGCGACCGCGAGGAGCTGGCGCTTGCCAAGGACCTGGGCGAAGTCGTCATCGAGGCCGAGATGGTCGAGCGCTTCGAGGCGGTGATCACCGCCGCCAAGATCGAACTGCTTAACACCTACCCTGACGAGCTCGCCGCGACATTGACGGCCCGCTACGGCATCGAGGTGGACGACCAGCTGATCCGCGATCCCATCGACACGATACTGAGGAGGTTGTCCGCGTATGACGAGGACGATGATCTCGATTGGGATCCTGACCAGTCGAGCGACGAGGAGGGCGCTGAAGAAGACGGCGAGTAAGGCCATGCGTCGGGCCTGCCGCAAGTGGGCCCCTCCGCCACGCATGAGCATCATCGAGTGGGCGAGCAGGTTTCGCTACCTCGCACCGGAGGAGTCGGCGAAGCCTGGCAAGTATCGGTTCGAGATCACTCCCCACCTGGTCTGGCCAGGCGGGCCGCTGGAGGCGCTGGACGATCCGAACGTCATCGAGATCGTCGGTCGCAAGTCCGCCCAGGTGGCCTGGACGTCCGGCGTGCTGGGCAACGCCATCGGCAAATGGATCGACCTGGACCCTTCGCCGATCCTGGTCCTCTTCCCGAAGGCGGAAGCCGCCAAGCAGTACGTGGCGGAGAAGCTGGAGCCGATGATCGAGGCCACGCCTCGGCTGCGGAAAAAGGTCGACCTGCGCAGCCGGAAGCTGCAACAGCGCCAGGACTTCAAGCGCTTTCCTGGCGGGTTCCTGAAGATGGTCGGCTCCAACAGCCCGGCCAGCGTGAAGTCCACCCCGGTGCCGCGGGTCGGCATCGAGGAGCCCGACGACTGCAACCTGAACCTGCGGGGGCAGGGGGACAGCATCAAGCTGGCGAAAGAGCGTCTCAAGACCTTCCGCCGGTCGAAGATCATCATCGGCGGTACCCCGACCATCAAGGGGCTGTCGGCTATCGACGCGGAGCTGGAGCTTTCGGACAAGCGTGTCGGCCTGGTCCCCTGTCACGGTTGTGGGCAATCTCATGCCCTGAGCTTCGAGCATCTCCACTGCGACGAGGAGCAAGGCTACTTCCACGAAGTGTACGGCAAGCGTCGTCCGGAGACGGCTTACTACGCCTGCCCGCACTGTGGGGAAATCTGGGATGACAGCCAGAAGAACGCCAACCTCAAGCATGGGCGCTGGGAGGCGACCGCCGAGTTCCGCGGTATTGCTGGCTACATCCTCAACGAGCTGTACGCGACGTTCCACGGCTCCCGATTCGAAGTGCTGATGGAGAAGAAGCTGCAGGCAATGCACGCCGCCTCGATCGGCAACATCGGGCCGATGATCGCCTTCACCAACAGTTCCATGGGCGAGAGCTACGAGTACAAGAGCAATGCGCCGAAGACCGACGAGCTGGAACGGCGCGCGGAGCCCTATGCCGAGCTGACCGCGCCCAAGGGGGTGCTGCTCGTCACCGTGGGCGTCGACGTCCAAGGCGACCGCCTGGCGCTGATGATCGTGGGCTGGGGGCGAGGGGAGGAGTCGTGGCGTCTGTACTGGGGCGAGTTGCCGGGCAACCCGATCGATCCTAATGATCCGGTCTGGACCGAACTGGACAAGGTCATCTCTACCCCGATCGCAACGGAAGGGGGTGGCCAGATCGCGGTGTCCGCCGTGAGCATCGACAGTTCGGACGGCAACACCAACGATGCCGTCTACACCTACGTCCGTGACCGCCAGCGCTACAACATCATGGCGATCAAGGGCGCGTCCATCGACAGCCTGGATCGGGAGATTTTCACCAAGCCGGCGCAGTCGAGCGATACCACCCAGGACAACACCAAGGCCGCCAAGTACGGCCTTCGGGTCTACATCGTCGGTACCCACAAGGCCAAGACACTGATCGACGGCCGGATGCGCCTCAGCGGTAGCGGACCAGGTCGTATGCACTGGTACAGCGAGATCCGGTCGGACTACTACGAGCAGGTCACAAACGAGGTGCTGGCACCGCACCCCCGCATGCCCAGCAAGATGGTCTGGCAGAAGAAGGCGGGCCGTCGAAACGAGGCGCTGGACTGCGAAGTGTACGCCTTGCATGCGGCCCGCAGCCTCAAGACCCACTTGCTGCGTGATCACGAGTGGGACCAGCTGGAGCAGCAACAGCTTCAGCCAACCCTTTTTGGAAATGAGCAGGCGGCGGCGCCGGTTCCTCGTCGGGCAGTTGCTCGAGGCAGAGGCACCCGCAGCCGCGTCGGCTAATCGAGGTACACCATGACTGATGCACAGAAGCGCCTGGACGAAGTCCGGGCGGCAATCTCGGCCGTCCTGAAGAACGGCCAGCGCCTGCGTCGTGCCGATCGCGAGGTCCAGCTGGCCGAGCTCAACAGTCTCCGGCTGCTGGAGAAACAGTACGCCACAGAGGTCGCCCAGGAACAGGCCGCGCTGCAGCGTCGTGGCCGTAACCGCATTTCCTACGTGAGGGTCTGAGCATGTGGCCGTTCCGAAAGGCAGAGCCGGCGGCGGAGCAACTTATGCGCGAAGCGATCAGGGTGGCCCGCGCCTCGGCCGGCGGTCAGCAGATCGTTACCCAGGGCGGCGGGGGCGGTGTTGAAACGCGTTGGCGCGGCGCCTCACGCGTGCTGCGCAGTATGGCGAGCTGGATCCCGGGTCTGGGTAGCCCGCGGCGCGATGTCAACCGCAGCGAGCGCCGGATGCTGGTGGCGCGCTCCAGGGATGCGATGCGCAACCACCTGGTCGCCCGTGCCGCCATCACCCGCCTGCGTACCAACGTTGTCGGCACTGGCCTGGTGTGTCGGGCGCAGGTTGACCACGTCGCGCTGGGGATCACCCCCGAAGAAGCTGACGCGCTGAACGGCGACCTCGACCGCGTCTGGTCGCTGTATGCCGACGACCCGCGTGAGTGCGATGCCGAGGCGACACTCAACCACTACCAGCTTCAGGCCCTGGTGCTGGTTTCGTCGATGGTCGCCGGGGACATCTTCATCGCCAGCCCTGACCAGGAGCGGCCCGGCTGCATCTTCAGCACGCGACTGCAGCTGATCGAAAGCGACCGTGTCGGCAATCCCAACGAGGGGCTGGACCGTGTTGACCTGGTCGATGGGGTCGAATTCGACTCGCTGGGTGCCCCAGTCGCCTATCACGTCTGCACTGGTTACCCGGGCGAGTACCTGTCCGGCAAGACGCTTCAGTGGGAGCGGCTGCCGGTGTTTGGTGCCGAGACCGGGCGGCGGCGGGTGCTGCACGTGATGGCCGACAAGGATCGCCCAGGACTGAAGCGTGGGGTGCCGTACCTCGCGCCGGTGCTGGAGCCGCTGCAGAAGCTGGAGCGGTACAGCAGTGCCGAGCTGATGGCTGCGGTGATCTCGGCGATGTTCACCGTCTTCATCAAGAAGGGAACGGACTTCCAACAGGGCAATCTGCCGATGTCGACGCTTTCCGAGGAGAGGCCAGGCGGTGACGACACCAGCGACGGTGACGTGAGCCTGGGCGAAGGTGCGATCGTCGACCTCGGCGTCGGCGAGGAGCCCGTGGTGGCGAACCCCGGCCGCCCTAACGCCCAGTTCGATCCGTTCTTCACCGCTGTGGTGAAAGAGATCGGCGCCGCCCTGGAGCTGCCGCTGGAGGAACTGCTGTTGCACTACAGCAGCAGCTACAGCGCGGCCCGAGCGGCAATGCTCCAGGCCTGGCGCTTCTACAGTCTGCGGCGCTGGTGGCTGGCGTGTGACTTCTGCCAGCCCAGCCGCGAGCTGGTCATCGATGAGGCGGTCGCCCGCGGCCTGCTTGTTCTGCCCGGCTACGCCGACCCGGCCAGGCGCAAGGCGTATTGCCAGGCCATCTGGATCGGCCCTGCCCGTGGGGCGATCGATGAGCTGAAGGAGGCCAACGCCGCCGGCAAGCGCATCGAGATCGGCGTCAGCAACGAAACCCTGGAAACCGCAGCCATGACCGGCGAGCCCTGGCAGCAGGTGTTCCGCCAGCGGGTGCGGGAGGTGGAACTGCGTCGCCATCACAACCTGCAGCCGTTGCCCAAGGGCGGTCTCGAAAACCCGCCTGAACCCAAACCCGAAGAGGAATAGACATGCCGCGAGCACTTGAGCTGGCTGCCTCGCAGCCCTGGCTGATGCTGCCCGACGCCCTGGACAACCTGCTGACCATCTCCGATCGCCTGGGCGATCCGGTGGCGCTGGCGACCAAGCGCGGCGAGCGGCTGGAAGACACGCGCAAGGTCACCCTGCGCAACGGCGTGGCGATCGTGCCCGTCGTCGGCCCCATCTTCCGCTACGCCAACCTGTTCACCGAGATCAGTGGCGCAACCAGCACGCAGGTCCTGGCGACGGACATTCAGCGAGCGCTGGACGACCCCAAGGTCAAGTCCATCGTGCTGAACATCGACAGCCCTGGTGGGGTGGCGGCCGGCATCAACGAACTGGCGGAGATGATCTACGCCGGCCGATCCCGCAAGCAGATCGTGGCGTACATCGGCGGAACCGGGGCCAGCGCGGCGTACTGGATCGCCTCGGCGGCCGGCGAGATCGTCATCGACGAAGCCAGCCTCGCCGGCAGCATCGGTGTGGTGGTGGAGGCGGTGGTCGAGAACGAGAAGGCCACCGGCCGCACCCGCTACCAGATCGTCAGCCGCAACGCCCCCAACAAGCGCCCGGACCTGGCCACCGAAGAAGGCCGGGCGAAGGTCGGCGAGACCATCGACGCGATGAGCGAAGTCTTTGTGGGCAAGGTTGCCCGCAACCTCGGTGTTGCCGCCGAGAAGGTGCCCGAGATGGGCGACCACGGTGGGCTGCGCGTTGGCGCCGACGCCGTCAAGCACGGCCTGGCCCATCGCACGGGCTCACTGGAATCCCTGATCACCGAGCTGGCGAAGCCGGCCATTCACTCCACGAGGATACACACCATGACCACCGTCAAGACCACGGCTGAGCTGCGCACCGCACTGGCCGCCGGTACCGACCCCAACACCATCGAAATTGCCCAGGCCGATCAGCCGGACCTAGCCGCGGTGCGCAGCGAAGCCTGCGCCGCTGAGCGTGATCGCATCAAGGGCATCAACGGCCTTGCCAGCAAGGGTTTCGAGAAAGAAATCGAAGCGGCGATCGACGACGGTACCTCGGTGGAGGCCACCGCCCTGGTGCTGTTCAAGGCTGCGCAGGACCGCGGCATTTCCCTGGCCGGTATCAAGAGTGATGCCAAGGGGGTGACCGGTACCTCGCCATCTGCCGACGGCAAGGCTGAAGAACGCAAGGTTGCTGTCAGCGCCATCGTTGCCGGCGCCTCGCGCCGCTAAGGAGATCTGTATGCCCAATCCCCAACGTCATATCTACCAGCCGATCCAGCTCTCGGCGGGTGATTTCCCGGTCGTCATGGACACCGGCGTCATCGCCGCCGGCCAGAAACTTCTCCGTGGCGCGATCCTCGGGCAAGTCACGGAAACCGGTGAGTACCTGCTGTGCAAGGCAGCCGCCGAAGACGGTTCCCAAGAGCCCAGCGTGATCCTCGATCAGGACGTCGACACCACGGAAGGCGTGCAGGTAGCGCCCATACGCCTGACCGGCCAGGTGCTCGGCGCCCAACTCCACCTGGGTGAAGGGCTGACCCTCGCCGCCGCCAAGGTCGCTCTGCGTCCTCTGTCCATTTTCATTCGCTAACCGGAGCACACATGACTGACATTTTCGAAACCCTGACCATGCTGGAAGCCGTGGAGCAGATGGTGCGGCCGCGCCGCTTCCTCATGGACACTTTTTTCAATGGCGGCCAGCCGCAGACGTTCGGCACCGAGACGGTCGATATCGACATCTACAAGGGCCAGCGCAAGATGGCTCCGTTCGTGCACCCGACGTTGCCCGGCAGTGTGTCGTCGCGCACCGGGTTCACGTCCTCGACCTACAAGCCGCCCTACATCCAGCCGAAGCGCGAAACCAAGGCGGAACTGGTGCTGAAGCGCTCGGCGGGGGAAACCCCGTTCTCGGTGCGTAGCCCGCTGGAACGGGCGGGGGCGTTGCTCGGCCGTGACCTGCAGGACCTGGACGACGAGATCACCCGTCGCGAAGAGTGGATGTGCGGCCAGGCCCTGACGACGGGGCGTGTTCGCGTCAAGGGTGACGGGGTCGACGAAACCATCGACTTCCTGATGGAGGAAACCCACAAAATTGTCGTGCCGGGTGGTGGCTGGGCTGGCGAGGGATCGGACCCGATCGCCGATCTGCGCCGGTGGCGCCGTCTGATCGCCAAGGACTCCGGTCGTTCCGCCAACGTCGCGGTGCTGAGTGGTGAGGCCCAGGACGCCTTCCAGAGCAATGAAACGCTGCTCAAGCAACTGAACAGCCGCCGTGTCGACATGGGTGTCATCAAGCCTGAAGAACTGCCGGACGGGGTCACGTACCTCGGCTACCTCAACGATCCAGGTGTCGACCTTTATGCCTATGACGAGTGGTATCTGGACGACGATGGTGTTGAGCAGCCAGCGATTCCGAAGGGCGGTCTGATCCTGGGTTCCACTTCGACCCGCAACGCCATGCTGTATGGCGCCATTCAAGATCTGGAAGCGATCGAGACGGGTCTGGTCGAGGCTGTCCGTTTCCCCAAGAGCTGGGTTACCAAGGAGCCCAGCGCACGCTGGCTGAAACTTCAGGCTGCGGCGCTCGCCGGCATGCTTGAGCCGAACGCCTTCGTCTTCGCCAAAGTGGTCTGACATGGCGTTCCGCGAGCAGGTGGCTGTCATGGATGAACAGTTGCTGGCGGTCATGGGAGATGAAGCGCTGATCGAGGGGCGAGACCTGCCGGTACCGGGCTTCATGTCGGTGCCCTGGTCACAACCCAAGATCGGCCAACTGAAAACCCAGGTACGGGAGCCCACTTTCTCGATCAGGGTTGCCGATGCCCTCGGGGTGACTGCGCAGCAGCGGCTGGTGGTGGACCTCCCGCCTGAAGAAGGCGGCGGGGCCTACATCATCGTAAAGCTTGAGCCTGATGGAACCGGTTGGATCAACCTGGTACTGCGGGAGGTGCGATGAGCGTTGGAAGCTACTTCGAAAACAAGTCTGGTCACGGAATGCTCACCCTGCAGGTGGCTTCCGCTGACAAGTACCGGTTCAGCCGCTTCAAGGTGCTGGTGCCCAAGGCGTTCGCTGCCGCTGAGCGCCGGGCTATCAACAAGACGCTGCGCTGGCTGCGCACGCATATCGCTCGTGCGATCAGTCAGCAGGAGCGGATCGCTCAAACCGCTGTTCGCCAGCGGTTACGAGCCTATCCGGTGAGTGGCGTCGGGCCGGGCAAGCTTTGGTTCGGCATCAACGCAATCGAGTCCAGCCGGGCTGGCCGTCCTCGGCAAAACCGGTCGGGCGTTTCTGTGGCCGGCCGGAGTTACAAGGGGGCGTTCTACAAGAAGGTCTACGGCAACACCGCGGACATCTGGATTCGTACCGCGAGCAAGCACTTCAAGGCGAGCGACTACCCGGAGAGCACGCTCGGTGGCCGTAGCAGCGGCTGGGTGCAGGAGAACGAGCATCGCTTCCCTCTTGCCAAGGCGATGCTGTCGCTTGAGGACGCGCGTCCGCACTTCGATGCCTGGGCGAAGAAGGCCCACCAGCGGCTGCTGGAGATCCTGGAACAAGAACTGAACTACGAACTGCACAAGCTGCAGAAACTGCAGAAAGGGGCCTGAGGTGTCCGATCAAACCTTCAGCCTCGACGCGCTGTATGTGGCGATCGAGGATCATGTGCGCGAGGCGATCCCCGGGCTGGAAGCGGTTTGCTTCCCGCCCGGCATCGTGACCAGCGTTCCGGTACCGATGGTTCTGCTTGAACTCGCGGAACTGGAGCCTGGTCTCGACCAGGGCACCGGCGAGACTGCCGTCATCGCGCGTTTCGAAGCCCGGGCTATCGTCGGTGCTGAGCAGGGCGACTGCTACCAGCAGGCTGCGTTCATCGCTTCCCGGCTGGCCGTGCTGCTGCGCATGCAGCACTGGGGACAGGAAGTCGGCCCGGCTGAGTTCGTTCGTGCTACTCAAGACTTCACCCGGCCGGAGCTGGACGGGTATGTTGTCTGGGTGGTGGAGTGGACGCAGGAGCTGTATCTCGGCGACGAGGAATGGCCGTGGCCGAATCAGCCCCCGGGGACGCTCATGCTCGGCTTCAGTCCGAGCACCGGTACCGGCCAGGAAGGCCAGTACCTTGCACCGGAGACCCTCGAATGAGTCAGGTCAGCGCGGCCCACGACCGGATGCTTGCCGGCCTGGTCATCCCCTGCCGCGTCGTGGCCGTCGACCTCTCGGCAGCTATGGTGCGTGTGTCCGATGGCGCCGGCTGGACCAGTGCCTGGGTCCGCTGGCACAGCCAGGCGGCCGGCAAGGCGCGGCACTGGCGGGCGCCCAGCCTCAACGAACAGGGCGCCCTGATCAGTCCCAGTGGCGAGCCGGCGCAGGGCACGTTCGTGCCGGGGCTCTACGGCAACGCCGGCGCGCAGCCGGACAACCGCGACCATGTCGAGGTCTGGCGCTTCGACGACGGCGGGTCGCTGGTCTACGACTGGCAAGCCAAGTCCTACACCATCGATCTGCCTTCGGGTACAGCAACGGTGCGCGTCGGGGGCAGTTCCGCGGTGGTGGCCGATGACACCATTACCGCCACGGCTGGCACCATCACCCTGACCGGTGACGTGCAGATCAATGGCGCGTTACGCGTAACGGGTGACATCCATGGCGGCGCTCGGATTATCGACACTTCGGGCAACACGCCGAACCACAAGCATTGAGGTAGGTATGAGCGAGAAAGATCCACTGCCGCCGATCAATGGCGCGGACCGGCACCTGATCATGTCGATGGTCGACAAGAGCCTGGCAGGCTATGCCGATCATTTTCGGATGTTGAGTTTCTGGCGGCGACTGTTGGCTGGCGAAAATGACCCGGAGGAAATCGCCCAAGGCCTGGCTTTGGCTCTGGGGGTGGGGCGCTATGTTCGCGCTCCAGAACCTGCCAAAGCCTTGGCGGTGAAGATCAATGTTTCGGGTGTTATTGGCCCTGATGCTTTGGCTGATGCGATCAAGGGCGGGTTGGCCAAATGCTTCGATGGCCAACGCTGATCCCGGCCGCCCCATACGAGCCCGCCAGTGCGGGCTTTTTCATGTCAGAAGGAAAACCCATGGAAAGTACCACCCCCGCGCCTGAGCCGACCTCTGTCGGCACGAGGCTGACGTTTCGTGATACCCGCTTCACCTCCCGCACCCTGATTCTCCCGGGCGACCGCGAACTGTCGGTGGTGCGCAGCCAGGTGGTAATCGATGCCAGCGACAAGGTCGCCGCGGCGTACCTGGGCAAGCACCCGGACATGCAGAAGGAGTAAGCCCGTGATCGGAGTGGACCGCCGCAACGGGCAGCCGCTGTCGGGCATTGCCCACCTGCGGCAGTCCATCGAAGACATCCTGACCACCCCGCTGGGAAGCCGGCGCATGCGCCCGGACTACGGCAGCAAGCTGCGCCGATTCGTCGACCTGCCGGTTAACGAGGGCTGGAAAAGCGCCGTGCAGGCCGAGGTCGCCAGGGCACTAGGTCGCTGGGAGCCCCGCTTGAAGTTGGAACGTGTGCGCGTGACGGCCGTCGTCGGCGGCCAGATCACATTGCAACTGACGGGGCAGTACCTGGGCGATAGCCAGATTTTGGAGGTGAGCGCGTGAGCACTGTTGAACTGTCGTCCTTGCCGGCGCCACAGGTGCTGGAGGATCTGGACTATGAAGAGACGTACCAGCAGGGGCTGGAGACCTTCCGTGCCTTCATGGGTGAGAACTGGACGGCCAACCTTGAAAGCGATCCGGTGACCAAACTGCTGGAGCTGGGTGCTTATGTGCGCTTGCAGAACCGGGCGCGGATCAATGACGCGGCCAAGGCGTTGATGTTGGCTTACGCCCAAGGCAGTGACCTTGACCAGCTCGCTGCCAACGTCGAACTCAAGCGCCTGGTAGTGCAGGCAGCGGACCCAAGCACGTCGCCGCCGACGGTGGAGGTGCTGGAGGAAGACGACGCCCTGCGCGAGCGTATCCAGTTGGTCTACGAGGGGCTGACCACGGCCGGTCCGCGTAACAGCTACATCCTGCATGCCCGCAACGCCTCGGGGCTGGTCGCGGACGCCACGGCGGAAAGCCCGTCGCCGGCGGTCGTGACCGTAACAGTGTTGTCGCTGGAAGGTGCGGGCACGGGTGAGGCCAGCCCCGAGCTGCTGGAGGCAGTACGGATCAAGCTCAGTGATGACGACGTGCGGCCGGTCGGGGATCGGCTGTTCGTTGAAAGCGCCGAAGTCCTGCACTACCGCATCGATGCCGTGTTGCACAGGGCCGGCAGCGGCCCGGAGTCCGAGGCCACGCTTGCTGAGTGCAAGCGCCGGCTGGCGGCGTGGATCAACCCGCGCCGCCGGCTCGGTGTGGAGGTCGCGCGGTCGGCGATAGACGCCCAGCTGCATATCGCCGGCGTGAGCCGGGTGGAACTGGTGGGCTGGCAGGATCTGGCCCCGACCAAGTCGCAGGCGGCCTGGTGCGACGAGTTCACCGTTGCATGGGGTAGCTGATATGTCGAGCCTGCTGCCGAACAACTCCACGCTGCTTGAGCGCGGCATCGAGGCGGCCACTGTCGAGCGCCCTGACGTGCCGCTGCGCACGCTCTACAACCCCGACACTTGCCCGGCGCACCTGCTCCACCAGTTGGCGTGGGCCTGGTCCGTGGATCGCTGGGATGAAAAGTGGTCCGAGGCGGTCAAGCGCTCGGTAATCCGCAGTGCGTTCTACCTCCACTCGCGCAAGGGGACCATCGGCGCCCTGCGCCGTGTGGTCGAGCCGCTGGGCTACCTGATCGAGGTGAAAGAGTGGTTTCAAACCGTTCCCATGGGCGAGCCCGGCACCTTCGCGCTGCGAGTGGGTGTGCTCGACCAGGGCATCACCGACGAGATGTACCAAGAGCTGACGCGGTTGATTGATGATGCCAAGCCCGTTAGCCGCCAGTTGACCGGCCTCGCAATCGCCTTGTCGAGCAGTGGCTACATGCGTGTCGGCATGGGCCTGAGCGAGGGCGAGGAAATCGACGTCTATCCCCCGCTTGCCCTGGATATCGAGGTCAGTGGGACCTTTGGGCAAGTGGGCCGGGACCATCAAATTGAATTTCTGGACGTGTATTCATGACGACTGCGAATAGTCAGTTCTTTGCGATCCTCACCGCTGTGGGCGAGGCCAAGCAGGCCAACGCCAACGCGCTGGGCGTGCCGTGGACAATTTCTGCGATGGGGGTGGGTGATGCCAATGGCACTGACCCAATTCCTTCTCGCGCTCAAACCCAGCTGATCAACGAGCGTCGTCGGGCGTCGCTGAATCAGCTTAAGGTCGACCCTAACAATGCCAGCGTGATCATTGCCGAGCAGGTCATTCCCCCGGATGAAGGGGGTTGGTGGATTCGGGAAATCGGTCTGTATGACGAGGCGGGCAACCTCGTCGCGGTCGCCAATTGCGCGCCGAGTTTCAAGCCGCTGCTCAGTCAAGGCACAGGCAAGACACAGGTGGTCCGGCTGAACATCATCGTCACCAGCACCGCGAACGTTCAGTTGAAGATCGATCCGGCGGTGGTGCTGGCTACGCGAGAATACGTGGATAGCCGGATTCTTGAAGTGCTACCCGCCAACCGCCAGACTGGTAGCTACACGAAGGTGACGATCAATGCTCGCGGCGTGGTTGTGAACGGGGAAAATCCGAACACGTTGGCCGGCTACGGGATCGGCGACGCCTTTACACAAGACCAGGTGACCACTCTGCTCAACGGCAAGGCAGGCAAGGCAACCACGCTGGCTGGCTACGGGATCGGTGACGCCTTCACGCAAGACCAGGTGACGACCCTGCTCAACGGCAAGGCCGGCAAGTCAACCACGCTGGCCGGCTACGGGATCAGCGACGCCTTTACACAAGACCAGGTGACCACCCTGCTCAATGGCAAGGCCGGCAAGTCAACCACGCTGGCTGGCTACGGGATCAGCGACGCCTTCACCCAGGACCAGGTGACCACCCTGCTCAACGGCAAGGCTGGCAAGTCAACCACGCTGGCTGGCTACGGGATCGGCGACGCCTTCACCCAGGACCAGGTGACGACCCTGCTCAACGGCAAGGCCGGCAAGTCAACCACGCTGTCCGGCTACGGTATTACCGATGCACCGACCAAGGATGACCTGACGACAGGCCTGGCAGGAAAAGCGAGCAAAGCGACCACGCTGGCCGGCTACGGGATCGGCGATGCCTTCACGCAAGACGAAGTCATGGCCAGGATGCTTGGTGTCCGACAAACGATCCAGGACATGACTGCAAGCCGAGCGCTGAACACTGCCTACACGAACACCACAGGCAAGCCGATCATCGTTCATGTCTCCGCAATTCAGCCAACCGCAGGCGGCTCCGGCACATTCCGCGCGACTGTGGACGGACAGATGCTGACCGGTACCACTGCATATGGCGGCGGCGGCTACTTTTTGTACGAGTTTATCGTTGGCCCGGGCGAAACCTACTCGGTTGCCTTCTTCGGGACCGCGTACAACTCGTTGGTATGGAAGGAGAGGCGCTGATGAAATTTTATCGAGATCCGGACACCGAATTGGTGTTCGCATACGAGGCTGACGGGTCACAAGACGGCGTGATCCGTGACGGCCTTGTAGCAATGACTGCCGAAGAGGTAGAGCTTCACTTGGCCCCGCCACAGCCGACGCAAGAGCAACTCGATGCGACTGAACGCTCTTGGCGTGATGCCGCTGTTGCCAGTGTCACGTGGCTACGCGAACGCCACCGTGACGAAAAGGAGCTGGGCCGTGACACGACCCTGTCGACCGATCAGTTCGCTGAGCTTCTGAACTATCTGCAATTGTTGCGCGACTGGCCCCAGTCTGAGCAGTTTCCTGAGCCTGGCGAGCGCCCTGCGGCGCCGGACTGGATCGGCATTTCAGCCCCCTGACGCCCCGTACTGACGGGGCGTTTTCATTTTCGTTGTACCTCGGCCTCGCTATGCGGGGCCTTTTCGTATCTGGAGAACCGCATGAGTGGCTTTTTTCACGGCGTTACCGTAACGAACGTCGACACCGGGGCGCGCAACATCGCGCTGCCGTCGTCGTCCATCATTGGCCTGGTCGATACCTTCACGCCTGGCGCCGATGCCACGGCCAAGGCCAATGACCTGGTACTGATCACCAGCGAGCGCGAAGCCGTCGCCGCCTTCGGCCCGGCCTCGGCCATCACCAAGGCGTGCCAGGCCATCTACGCACGCGCCAAGGCGGTGATCGTCGCGTGCGGCGTGGCGAAGCTGGAGGACGCGGCCGCGCAGACCTCGGCGATCATCGGCGGCGTGCTTGTCGACGGCAAGCGTACCGGCCTGCAGGCGCTGCTCGACGGCAAGAGCCGTTTCAACGCCCAGCCGCGCTTGCTGGTGACGCCGAAACACAGCGCGACCCAGGCGGTCGGTACCGCGCTGGTGGCCCTGGCCGACAAGCTGCGCGGCATCGCGATCATCGACGGCCCGGGCACTACCGACGAGGCCGCGCTGGCCTACGCGGAGAACTTCGGCGCCAAACGCGCCTACATGGTCGACCCGGGCGTGCAGTACTGGGACACCGCTGCCGACGCCACCGTCGATGCGCCGGCCTCGGCCTGGGTCGCCGGCCTGTTCGCCTGGACCGACAACGAATACGGCTTCTGGGCCTCGCCGTCGAACAAGGAGTTCGTCGGTATCACCGGTACCACGCGCTCGGTCGAATTCCTCGACGGCGACGAAACCTGCCGGGCCAACCTGCTCAACAACGCCAATATCACCACCATCATCCGCGACGACGGCTATCGCCTGTGGGGCAACCGTACCCTGTCCAGCGATCCGAAGTGGGCCTTCGTCACCCGCGTGCGGACCATGGACATCGTCATGGACGCCATCCTCTACGGCCACAAGTGGGCGGTGGACCGCTCGATCACCGCGACCTACGTCAAGGACGTGACCGAGGGACTGGAGAACTTCATGCGCGACCTGAAGGCCCAGGGCGCCATCATCAACTTCGAGGTCTACGCGGACCCCGAGCTGAACACGGCCAGCCAGCTGGAGCAGGGCAAGGTGTACTGGAACATCCGCTTCACCGACGTCCCGCCTGCCGAAAACCCCAACTTCCGCGTCGAGGTCACCAATCAGTGGCTGACCGAAGTCCTCGACCAGAACGCTTAAGGAGCACACCACATGGCAATGATCCCGCAAACCCTGGCGAACCTGAACCTGTTCGTCGACGGCGTCAGCTTCCAGGGCGACGTCACGAGCCTGACCCTGCCCAAGCTGACCCTCAAGACCGAGGAACTGCGCCTGGGCGGCATGGACGCGCCGATCGAGAAAGACCAGGGCATGGAGAAGATGGAAGCGAGCTTCGCCACCACCGGTGTGCGCAAGGAGTCGCTGAAGTTCTTCGGCCTGGCCGACGGGACGTCGTTCAACGGCACCTTCCGTGGGGCCTTCAAGGGCCTCAAGGGCGCGATCACCCCGGTGGTGGTGACGCTTCGCGGGTTGCTCAAGGAGCTCGACATGGGCGACTGGAAGCCCGCCGACAAGGCCGAGTTCAAGCACTCGGTTGCGCTCACGTACTACAAGCTCGAAGTCGACGGTCGGCTGATGTACGAGATCGATCCGCTCGGCATGAAGCGCGTCATCAATGGCGTCGACCAGTTGGCCGCTCAGCGGTCTGCCCTCGGCCTGTAACCCCTCCCCTCAGCACACAAAGGAAAACCGCATGAGCCAGAAAACCCCGAGCTGGATGGTCATCGATGCTGACCGCGTGACTATCAACCTGACCCGCCTCAGCGAAGCCAATGGCATCAAGGTCGACAAGCTGAGTCTGCGTGCGCCGACCGTTCGTGATCTGCGCACTGCCCAGCAGTCCGGCGGTGATGATCCCGAGCAGCGTGAGATGAACCTGTTCGCGTCCCTCGCCGAGGTCAGCACCAAGGACCTGGAGGGCCTGGCCCTGAAGGACTACACCCGCCTGCAGGCCGGGTATTTTCGCCTGGTGCAGGACGACGAGCTTTAGTCCGTCCACGCAGAAGGCGGCAGCGAAGCGGCTCGCCCAGGAACTGGGCTTTTCCGCCGCGGAGATCATGACCATGTCGTACGCCGACATGGTCTGGTGGCTCACGGACTGAGCCCGACAGGGGGGAATCATGGCAAAGCTGAATGTAGCGCTGGTCATCGGCGGCGCGGTGGCGTCGTCCCTTGGGTCGGCGTTCAAGACCGCCGAAAGCGGCATTTCGCAGCTTGAGCAGAAGGGCAGCAAAGCCCGGGTGCTGAAGAACGTGATCGGCGAAACGGTCAAGCTGCGGGATGAGTGGAAGAAAGCGCACGACAGCGGCTCGGCCTCGGCCGCGGGCCTGCTGCGCAAGCTGGAGAGCAACCTGGACTCGCTGCGCAAACAGGGTGTCCAGGTGGGCCGACTGGAAAAGGAGTACCAGCGCCTGGGTCGGACAGCGCGTGCGACCGACCTGCGGGTGAAGGGGCAGCAGCAGATCACGGCGGGCAAGGAGGGGCTCAAGTCTACCGCTGCCCAGGCGACCGGAGCGGTGGCTGCGGTGGCGGTTCCGACCGCGATCAGCGCCGGGTACCAGGCGACGATGCGTGACATCGCGATCAAAGCGGGCGTGGCGAATCAGCCGGAAGAGCAGGCCATGTCCAAGCGCATCATCCAGGTCGCCCAGGACAACGGCATGAGCAACTCCGGCGTAGCAGATCTGGTCAACCAGTTGGTCGGTGCCGGCATGGACCTGAACCGTGCGCTGTCGTATGCGGATGTCGCTGCGAAGTTTTCGGTGGGGCAGGGGGCGAGTGGCGAAGACACGGCGAAGATGATCATGTCGATGGAGCAGAACGCCAAGATCACCGACCCCGAGAAGATGAAGAAGGCTCTGGAGGGGGTCGCCCTCCAGGGCCAGGCAGGCTCATTCGAAGCCAGCGACATGGCCCGCTGGTTCCCCGTGCTGCTGGCCGGGATGGAGAAGACTGGTAGCGTCGGGCCGGAAGCTGTGGCGCAACTGGGCGCCATGCTGCAGGTGCAGATGAAAACCGCGGGCAGTTCCGACGAGGCGGCGAACAACCTCAAGAACTGGATCGAGAAGATCGGCTCCGGCGAGGTGGTCGACGCTTACAAGAAGGCGGGTATCGACTACCAGGCATCGCTCACGACAGGGATCCAGAAGGGCATGTCGGTGCTCGAATCCAGCATGGCCCTGGCGATGCAGTACGTGCAGAAAACCGACCCGGCGAAGGCCAAGAAAATGGCCGAGGCCCAGGCGAAGATCAGCAAGGAAGTTGACCCGGCCAAGGCGTTGAAAATGCTGGATGCCCTCGAGCAGTCGCTGCGCACCGGCGATATCTTCGCAGACATGCAGGTCAAGGCGGCGTTGACGGCATACGGCCAGAACCGAGGGTTGTACAAGGAGCTGAAGACGGATGCCATGGGCGACAAGGCCACCGGCATTCTCGACAAAAACCTTGCCGAGCGGCGCGAGACGTCAGCGCAGAAATGGATCGAGGCGAAGAACGCGATGGATGACGCGATGCGAAGCCTCGGCGACTCGATCCGGCCGTTCACTGACTGGGTGGCGACCAGCGTTGCAGGCCTGGCCCAGGGCTTCAGCAAGCTGTCCAGCGAGTCCCAGTCGGTGGTGGTCGGAATCGGTGCCCTCGCGGCGGGATTCATTGCGCTCAAGGGGGCCATCAGCAGCTATCGGGTCGGGAAGGGGCTGATCGATCTGGGGCGCGGCAACGTTCTGGAGCGCCTGGCTGAGCGCGGTGGCGAGGGTGGTAAACGTGTGGTGGCCAGCCACGCGAAATCAGCGACAGTGCCGACGACGGCGCCGACTTCGCAAGGTGAGCAGCCGAGGCTGCCCGATCGCTTCCGCAGGGGACGCAATGACCCTGCCGTCGGGGCGCCGGTGAAGGTGCCGGAGACGCAGAAGGTGTTCGTTGTCAACGCCGATGCCATCGGTCGTACAGTGCCAGTCGGATCCGGGGGGCCAGAGTCAAGCCGGCGGCAGCGGCGCAGGGCGAGGCGGCAGGAGCGCGCGCAGGTGCGCCGCGCGTCGACCTCTCGTCCGACAACGCCAGCAGCGACTCCCAAGCCTGCCAGCAACCTCCAGGCGCCCGCAGCACCAGAAGTGGCTCCGCCGAGTCGTGTGGGCGACGTGATCAGGGGCGTGCGGTCTGAAGCGGAGTTCGCTCCGGCCACCGTGCCCAGGCCGGTCGGCGTTACCCATGCGCCCTTGGTGCCTGAGGCTCCTCGATTGCCCGCAGCCTCGTCGAGCCGAATGGGTGACCTGGTTAAGGGCATGCGAGGTGTAGCCGAAGCTGGGAAGCGGCTGCCCGGGGTCAACCTGGTGGACGCCGGAATCGGCGCGATTGATGTCGCGCTGAATGCCGAAACCCGGGACGAGAAGGCGGAGGGGTATGGTGGCGTCGTCGGCAACCTCGCCGGATCCGCTGCAGGGGCGGTAGCAGGTGCGGCGCTCGGCTCGGTGGTCCCCGTGATCGGGACGGCCATCGGGGGGCTGGTGGGTGCGATCGTCGGCGGCATGGGCGGGGAAGTTGGCGGAGCCTGGCTGGGCAAGGCCCTGTTCGGCGAAAAGGAAAAGCCGGCGGAGGCGGTCGCTGAAAAGCCGGTGGCAGCCCCTGCACCGGGTGATGTCGTCCGCGCTATCAATGAGACGGCACCGCCGCCGGCCGTGGCGCCGAACATTGCGACTGCACCAGCAGCCGCCAAGGCCGTGCAGGCGAAGGTCGACCAGTCTTTCGTCTTCTCGCCGAGCATCCCAATCACTGTGCAAGGCGACGCGAAAGATCCCGCTCGCATGGCCCAGGAGCTCTGGCCGCACATCCAGCGCCAGATGCAGGACTTCGCGCGACAAGCGCAGGCCCGCCAACTCAGTGATGAACCACACGTCTAGGAGGGGTCATGGCCTACATGGAACAACTGCAGTCCGGGTTGAAGTACCTGGTCGCAGCGGGAGAGGCCGGTCGACGCAGCGCGGACGACATGCTCGGTCCCGTGAATGGGGCAATCAGCGATATCACCGGTGCAGCCTCCGAGCTGGAGAACATCCCGTTCCTCGGCCCGGCCATCGGCGAGAAGCTGCAGCGGACGATGCGAGGAATCAACGCCGCGCAGGAGACTGTGGGCCGTGCTGCGGCGATCTACGGCCAGGCCACCACCGCGGCCGCTCAGGTGCATGAGCGTCTGGGAACGCTGCAGGAGCAAGCTGCGAAAGCCGGTGCTGCGATCAACCAGGTCGCCGGCAAAGTCAGCCCGTCGCTGGGCAACATCGTCTCGACCGGGGCGTTCGCACCGCAGCAAACCCCGGCCGCAGAGGCCGTGAAGCCGTTCCCGCACCTGCTGATCATCCAGTCGCTGGAGCCGAATGCCCAGCCGTACTACTTCAACCTCGACACCGCAGCGTTCGACGAGCTCCGCCGGCAGACGGCGTTCCGCTGGGCTGGCCAGGAACGGCTGTCGCGCTCGATCGCGCAACAGGCCGTTGGCCAGGGCGAGGACAAGATCTCGCTCAAGGGGGTGATCTACCCCGGCGCAAAGGTGGGGCTCAAGCAGTTGGAGACTCTTCGCAGTATTGGCCGCGCCCTGCGGCCGCTGAGCCTGGTCACCGGCTACGGCGAGGTGCTCGGCAACTGGTGCCTGCTCAGCGTCGAGGAGGAGCAGAGCAGCCTGCTCGCCGGCGGGATCCCTCGTAAACAGTCCTTCAGCCTGGAGTTCGTGAGCTATGGCGACGACATGCAGAACGTCTGACGGGGATCTGCTGGACACCCTCTGCCAGCACTATTACGGCCACCTGAACGGCGCCGTCGAAGCCGTACTGGATGCCAACCAGGGACTGGCCGAGGAGCCGCAGCCGTACCGTGCCGGCGTGCTGATCGTGCTGCCTGATCTGGCGGTACCGGAAGACGCAACGGTGCAGCTGTGGGACTGACCGCACGACCTGCCACCGACCCCGTTACGTGCGGGGTTTTCTTTTTCTGGAGGATGATTGATGCAACCCGTGTTTCGCATCGTCGCGGACAACCGCGATATCACCGCCCTGATCAACGACCGGCTGTTGATGTTGCGCACGTCCGACAAGCCCGGGCTGGAGTCCGACGAGTTCGAGCTGCGTATCGATGACCGCGATCGAGCGGTGTCGCTGCCCGCCCGCGGCGCCAAGGTCGAGGTGTTCATGGGCTACGCCGGCAGACCGCTTGCTAAGCTGGGCCGGTACACGGTCGACGAGATCGAGCTGAGTGGTCCGCCGGATACCCTGGTGATCCGCGGCAAGGCCAGCGACATGCGCGGTACCGGCAAGACCACGCGCAGCGGCAGCTGGGAGGGCGTCGCCCTGCAGCAGATCGTGCGCGACATCGCCAAGCGCAATGGCTGGGAGCCTGTCTGTCAGGTCAAGACCAAGGTGCCGCGGGTCGACCAGCTCAACGAATCGGACTTCAACTTCATCACCCGGCTCGCTAAGCAGTACGACTGCACTGCGAAGGTGGCCGACGGCAAACTGCTGGTCATGCCCCGTCAGGGTGGCCAGAGCGCAAGCGGCAAGACGCTGCCGGCGATCACCATTAGCCGGCAGGATGTCAGTCGCTACCAGTTCACCTTGGGCGACAAGACCACCCACAAGGCGGTGCAGGCCAAGCACCAGGACAAGAAGACCGGGGAACTGAAGGTCATCGATGTCACCAACGACGATGCGCCCTCGACGTTGCCGCCGGTGCACACCGACCGCCATATCCATCCGAACAAATCCGCCGCCGAGCAGGCCGCCAAGGCGCGCTTGGCTGCGTTCAACCGCAGCACTGCCGGTGTGCGGTTGGAGATGGCCGGTCGTACCGACCTGTTCGCCGAACGCATGATCGTTGCCCAGGGCTTCAAGGTCGGACTCGACGGCGAGTACCTGGTTGACAGCGTCGAGCAGACCTTCACCAGCGCAGGCTGGACGACCTCGGTCGAATGCAACGGCGGCAAGAAGGGCAAGGCAAAGGCCAAAGGCAAGAAGAAGAAAGAAACCAAACCCCTCAAGACAATCGATCTGTCACCCACGGCCTGACGGCCATACAGGAGAACGACACAATGCCCATCAACGAGCAGCAGCTGCTGCGCATTCTTCCCAACGCCGGCTCGCAAGCCGGCGTTTTTGTTCCAGCGCTCAACGCGGCGATGGGTAAATACGGGATCGTGACTCCACCGCGCATGGCCGCATTCCTGGCTCAGGTGGGTCATGAGTCGGGCCACCTGCGCTATCTCAAGGAAAGCCTGAACTATCGCGCTGACCGCATCCGCGAGCTTGGGCTGGCGTCGCCGCCTGACAGCCGATGGCGTGCCCTGGTGCCGCGCGCTGCTGAGTTGGCTGGCCAGCCCGAGAAGCTGGCCAACGCCGTGTACGGCGGCCGGATGGGCAACAAGCCCGAGGCGTCCGGCGACGGCTGGCGATTCCATGGCCGCGGGCTGATCCAGCTCACCGGCAGGCTGAACTACAACGCGTGCAGCGAAGCCCTGTTCTGCGACGGTCGCTTGCTCAACACGCCGGAGCTCCTCGAGCATCCCGTCTACGCATCGATGTCAGCTGCGTGGTTCTGGCAGACCAATGGACTCAACAGCTTGGCAGACAAGGGCGACCTGCGGCAGATCACCAAGGTCGTCAACGGTGGCGCCAACGGTCTGAAGGAACGCCAGGCGCTGTATGAGCGGGCGCTGGAGGTGCTGCAGTGAGCCTGCTGGGCTGGCACCTGCCGGCTGTCGCGCTGCTGCTCGGGCTCGGCCTTGGTGGCGGCGGGGCCTGGCAGTGGCAGGCTAACGCCTATGGTCGGCAACTGGCGGAGCTGGCCGGCGACTTCCAGCGCGAGCGGGAGGCTGCCGCGCTGGCGGTGATCGACTGGAACAACAACGAGCAGGCCAAGCGCCAGGCGCTGGAGGCGCGTCTGCAGACGACCAATGAAACCCACTACCAGGAGCTGATCAATGCTCAACAAATCCAGGCTCGCCTGCGCGACCGTCTCGCTACTGCTGATCTGCGGCTGTCAGTCCTCCTCGCTACCCCTGCAGCCGCAGTTGGTGGCGGTGGGGTGCCAGCCGCCGCCGGCACCGGAGGCGTGGTACATGCAGCCGGTCGAGCCCAACTTGACCCAGCGCATGCTCAACGAATTGTCGGCATCACCGACGACGGCGATCGAGGATTGATCGCGCTGAAGGCCTGTCAGGCCTATGTGCGAGGGATCGCACAGTGAAGTGAAAGGAGCGAGCCTGGTGGGTGCGTCAACATCCACCAGGCTCGCCGAACCCGCAGACCATTCCTGCAAGTCCAGCCGAGGCTCCTGCTCTGTGCACAAAGCGCAGCGAGCCTACCATTTGCTAATACCTACCGAAAAGACTTGCTAATCGATGACATCCCCAATCATTCCTTGGATGGGTGGCAAGCGCCGCCTAGCCGATCGCCTTATCCCCCTATTTCCCCCGCACGAATGCTACGTCGAGGTCTTCGCCGGCGGTGCTGCGCTGTTTTTCATGCGGCCGCAACCAGCTCCGGTTGAGGTCCTCAACGACATCAACGGCGACCTGGTCTGTCTGTACCGGGTGGTGCAGAACCATCTGGAGGAGTTCGTCCGCCAGTTCAAATGGGCGCTCAGTTCGCGCCAGGTGTTCGAGTGGCAGAAGATGACCCGCCCCGAAACGTTGACGGATATCCAGCGCGCGGCGCGGTTCTTCTACCTGCAGCACCACGCCTTCGCCGGCAAGATCACGGGACAAGCCTTCGGTACCGCGACAACCGGCCCCGCGATCAACCTGTTGCGGATCGAGGAGAACCTCTCGGCGGCCTGGCAGCGACTGTCAGGTACATACGTCGAGAACCTGTCCTGGCTGGAGTGTGCCGAGCGCTACGACCGGTCTCACACGTTCCACTACATGGACCCGCCGTACTGGCAGACGGCAGGGTACGGAGTGGACTTTCCGTTCTCCGAGTACGAGCGGATGGCGGACTTCATGCGCCGATGCAAGGGCAAGGTCATGGTCAGTATCAATGATCGCCCGGACATCCGGCGGGCCTTCGAGGGCTTCCACTTCGAGAGCCTCGATATCCGCTATACCAACACGAACCAGCGGCAGGGAAAGGCCGAAGTCACCGGGGAGCTGGTGATCTTAAACTGGAGCCCCTCGCAGTTAGGTCAGCTGTTCTAGAGGTTGAATCAGCTGTTGTCCTTGGTTGCGAACATTACCAACGTCCTTGCTGACTGATTGCCACTTGAAGTCGGTTGCGGGTCGGCATCCGTTTCGGACTATCTCCGCTGCCCGGGTAGTTGGAGTGTCCGGGTCGAGCCACTCGCGGGCCAGGGCGGATGTCAGTACCAAGGGCTTTCGGTCATGAATGTCGACGAGCCCTTCGTCAGCGGCGGCAGTGATGATCACAAAGCCATCGCGCTCGTTGACCTCCAGGCCTGGGTGGACTTCTGCAAGCGCTGCAAAGAACAGCGGCTGATCATCGCCGGCAGAGATGTAGTAGGGCTGCTTGCGCTTTGCATCGGCCGGGTCGGGTATCCACTCGAACCATCCGTTCGCCGGCGCCACTGCTCGGCCTGCCGGCCAGAGCGATTTGAAAAATTTCCCCGTCATCACCGTCTCGGCCCGCGCATTAATCGGGTCGGGACGCTTCCCCTTCGCCCAGAATGGCGACCATCCCCATTTCACTCGATCGACGCTTATGCCTCCCGCGACAGGGCGGATCAGCTCCACGCGGGTCGATGGCGCGACGTTGTAGCGGTTGATCCGCTTGTGGTCATAGCCGTTGATCACGACCAGGTTCAAGGACAGCTGCCGCAGGTAGGTGTCCATGTCGTCGTAGATCGAGTACCTCCCGCACATAAATCACCTCCGCTCGTTTGTCGGTTGCTTTGCGACCATCCATTGACGTAGGAAGCATCTGACAGTTAACTGTATGAATATACAGTCTGCTGTGGGACGCTTCGCCATGACCATCACTTTTTTTGGAACGCCGACCGGTGGACCAACATTGCTCCCGGTTTACTCCTTCCGCGTGCCGGCCGGCTTTCCGTCGCCGGCGGCGGATCACCTCGAGCGGCATATCTCACTCGACGAGCTGTTCGACCTCCGTGCGCCTCATGTGTACCTGGTGCAGGTAGAAGGTGACAGCATGCAGGGAGCCGGAATCTACTCAGGTGATCTTCTGATCGTAGACCGCAGCAACGAAGCCGAGCACGGCGATATCGTGATCGCGGCCGTCAACTCGGAGCCTGTATGCAAGCGGCTGCACCGTCGCAACGGCGTAGTGATCCTCCAGTCCGAAAACCCCGCTTACCCGCCCCGGCACATCCTGGAGGGCGACGAGCTGGTGATCTGGGGCGTGGTTCGCTACAGCGTGCGTGATCATGCCCAATGACCAGGTGTTCGCCCTGATCGACTGCAACTCGTTCTATGCGAGCTGTGAGCGCGTGTTTCGTCCCGACCTGGCGAAGACCCCCATCGTGGTGCTGAGCAACAATGACGGCTGTGTCATTGCTCGATCGTACGACGCAAAGCCCTTCGTCAAGATGGGTGAGCCTTACTTCCAGGCCAAGGAGAAGTTGAGGCGGCACGGCATCGTCGCCTTCTCGTCGAACTACGCGCTGTACGGCGACATGAGCGAGCGGGTGATGACCCTGATCGAGTCGATGGTCCCGGCGTCCGAGGTCTACTCGATCGACGAGTGCTTTGCGGATCTCACCGGGATCCCGGGCGACCGCACCCAGCTCGGCCGTGACGTTCGTGCCCGGGTATTGCGGTGCACAGGCATCCCGGTTGGTGTGGGGATCGCTCGGACCAAGACCCTGGCGAAGCTGGCCAACCACACCGCCAAGCGCCTGCAGGCGCAGACTGGCGGCGTGGTGGACATTTGCGATGACTTCAAGCGTGACTGGGTATTGCGCAATACCGCAGTGAAGGAGGTTTGGGGCATTGGCCGGCGGATGAACGCGCACCTGGAGGCAATGAGCATCCGGACGGCGATGGACTTGGCGAAGGCTGACCCACGTATGTTGCGCGACAGGTTCAGCGTGGTGGTGGAGAAGACGGCCAGAGAGCTCGCCGGCACGTCCTGCCTGGAGCTGGAGGACCCAGATCCGCCCAAGCAAGAGATCTGCTGCAGCCGGATGTTCGGCCGGCGCCTGGTCGAGCTGACGCCTATCAAGCAGGCGGTGGCCGCCTATGCTGCTCGGGCAGCGGAGAAGCTGCGAGCCCAAGGCTCGGTGTGCAAGCGCATGCGGGTGAGCATTCGCACCGGCATGTTCAACTCTGATGAGGCGAGGTATGCCAACGGTGCGTTGGTCGAGCTGCCGTATCCCACCAATGACACACTGCTGCTCACCAAGGCAGCTACCGAGGCGGTGGAGCGGGTTTACCGCTCAGGGTTTCGGTACAGCAAGGCTGAGGTGCTGCTGATGGATCTGCGGCAGCCTGGCGAATTCACAGATGACCTGTTCGCGGTGACGCAGCCGGAGGCTTGCGAGCGGCTCATGGCGGTGTTGGACCTGGTCAATGGCCGATATGGTCGGGGAACGATGCGTACTGCCTCTGTCCCCCGTACCCCCGAATGGGCGATGCGGCGAGAAATGATGAGTCAGTCTTTTACTACTAGGATTGATCAGCTTTGGAGGGTTTATTCGGTTTGA